ATGCGTTCACCAAGATCGAGCAGTTGCAGCGGAACATCGCCGCCGCCGACGAGCAGCGACTTGCCCAACTGGTGGCCGCGCAGCGGGAGACGAAGCAGGTCGAGACCGATCTGGAGTTTGTCCTGCGGCAGCAGAAGCAACTCGTCGAAGAGATCGCCGATGCCCGCGAGCGCGGTGCCGTCATGGCCGCCGACGCCGCGACGGCCCGGCTGGCCCAACTCGACCAGATCCAGGCCAAGCTCGAAGAGCAAGAGCAGGCTCTTGAGCAGGGCTTCGGCGACGGGTTCGCCAGGGCGTTTGAAGCCACAGACAAGACCATCGACGGCCTTATTGAAAAGGCCACGCAGTTCGGCAACGTCGGGGCACTCGCGGCGCAGGCTCTTGAGCAAGGCGTCGCCCGAGCCCAGCAGCAGGCCAGCGCGGGCATTCTGACCGCCGAGACGTACCAGCGCGAGGTGAACCAGCAGCAGGAGTTGTTTAATCAGCGACTCGCCGCCGCCCAGCGGGTCGAAGACTTCCTCGCGTCGAAGATCGACGAGCGGCAGCGGGCAGAACTGGAAGCCGTCAAGCAACTTGAGGAACGGAAGAAACAGGCGGCGGTCAATATCCAAGCCCTTGAGGCGAAGATTCAGACCGAGCAGAAGGCGATTGAGGAGGCCCGCGACAAGGGGCGACTGAAGGACGCTCGCGCCGGGGTGGAGCGGGTCAAGCAGCTAGAGCAAGCCCGCCGCCTCGAACAGGGCATCGTGGACGGCCGCGTTCAGGCCAACCGCCAGCAAGCCCAGCAGTTGCAGCAGGGCAGCAGCGCCGCCCAGCAGTTCCAATCGCTCGTCGCCCGCCAGAACGACGCCTTCCTGCAAGGCTTCCAAAACGCCTACGCCGGGGCGAACGCCGCCCTGGCCCAGAGTGCCCGCGTCGCGGAGGAGCAGGCCCGCCGGATGGAGGCGCTGACGCGGCCGACGAACGCCAGCGTAAACGTCGCCGACATTCGCACCGCCGAAGGGCAGGCCTTGGTGCAGGACGTGGCGGCTCAAGCCCAAGACCCGGCGCTGATTGAGGCCCGGTTGCAGACGCGGCTGCTTAACGCCATCGCTACGGGCATCACGGGTGCCTCGGCCAACTACTTCAACCAGCCCGTGGCAATTGTCGGCGCGGCGAGAATGGGGTGACGCATGAGCGTTGTTTCGACCAAAGAACTGGCGCAGACGCTTGAGCGAGAGGTGGGCAGGCCCGCCATCGTCAAGCGTCGGCTTGTCTGCGTTCTCGCCGACGGCACGCTGCAAAACGACCCGGCGACGGAACTGGAAATCCTGGCCGCCGTGTTCAACACCACCACGGAGGTGATCGCGTCCTCTGCGATTTTCGGTGAGCCGCACCCACGGCTTGCGGCGTGGAAGCTGCGGAAGGTTTGGATCAACGAAGGATTCGAGGGTTCGCCGTACCACGTCGAGGTGGTGCTTGAGTACGGCATCGTGCGCGACGAGGAACTTCTTGCGCCCACATCGCGCCCGGCCGTGTGGAGTTTTGAGGGCAGTAGCGGCGAGTTCCCGGCCCTGCGTTATTTCGACGGCAGCGGCAACGGCACGACCTACCCGCTGACCAACTCGGCCTTCGACTTCTATCCCGGCTTGATGACCACCGAGAGCGTGGTGCTGATGAAGGTCACGAAGAACTTCGCCGCGTTCCCATCGGGATGGTATGCGGCAAATAACAGCGTGAACGACGCCACCTACTTCGGCTGCGACGCCCACACGATCCGCGTGGCGGGCATCGACACCACCTACGAGTACGATGAGTTTGGCGGCGCGGTCGTGAAGTATTGGAAGGCGACGGCGACGCTGGCCTACCGCCAGAGCGGCCACAACCTTCTGCTGCCAGACGTGGGCTACAACTTCATCGATGGCGGGCAGAAACGTCGTGCGATGGTGTTTGATTTTCAGAACAGCGAGTGGGTGCCGTCGCCGAATCCCGTGGGTCTCAACGGCAGCGGTGGCCTGAATATGACCGGGAACGCGACGGTATTGAATCGTCGCGTGAATCCCGAGACAAATTTCCAGACGGTCTTCGGGACGCCGCCAACATGACGCCGAGCGACCGCGACGCCGTACAGTTCACACGGGAGTCTGCCGAGCGAATCGCGAACGTGGTGCGCGCGGCAGAACTGACGCCGACGCGCGGGCGGGCCTTGTCGTTTGAGGCGGTGCAGTCGCAGTCTCAGGTGAAGCCGTTTCGCATGGCGACCTTCACTGCCGCGTGGGGCACCGGCACCTCGCAAGTGCTCACTTTTCAGAACCAGACGACGACACCCAACACGGTGGCGGCCTTCAACCAACTCTACGACGTGGCCCCGTTCAACACGGCTCAGCCGCAAACGTGTGCCATCGCAAAGGAAGGCACCGCGTGGTACTTCGTCAATATGGAGGACGGCGCGGAGGACATCCGCAAGGGCAGCTTCACCGGTGCGTGGAGCAAGGGGGCAACGAAGGCGGTTCAGTTTGCGGACGGCAGCACGGCCAGCGTCAACAACTCGCTGTACGCCATCCCTAACGCCGCTGGATCGCGCAACTGCATCGTGGCAAAAACCGGCGGCGCGTGGCAGTTGGCTAACGAAGAACAATCCTGCGGAACCGGCAAGGACAAGGAGTCTATCGCAAGCGCTTCAGAAGCGGTCACAGAAAACACGGAAGTTTTTCGGCTGCTGCTTTCCCGTGAAAGCGGCGACCCGTGCATGAAATGGGTCGAGGTAAAGCCCATGACTGTCATCACGAGCATCCGGTTTGAGGACAATGGCAGCGGCCCGATCCTTAAGTGCAAGACGTGCAAGATTTGGGCACCAGCATTCGGATTGCAGGGCAACACTGTCCCGATTGACGTTGGAACCGGATACGTTGACGTTGTGATTCCCGTCGCAAACTGCTCGGTGAGTTGATGGCGTTTTTTTACAACTCTGTCACAAAAAAATTCCTGTTTGCACCTAGGGAGACTCCACCCTTCGTGCCTGGCGCGCCGGATGAACCGTCGTTTGGCCTCATTAGGGATGGCGACGTAGGCGCTAGGGACTGCTGCTGCTGCCCGTGTTGCGCCGTGCCGGAAGGTTCGCAGATTTACGTTTGCACGAACGACACGAAAAAAAGACGGTGCATAAATGATGGCGGCGTGCCGAAGTGCAATCACGCCACCTGCCAGCCGGACACTTGCTGCAACGGCGCGTGCTGCCAGGGTACGTCGTGTTCGATTAAGGCCGACGTTGTGTGCCAGCAGCTCGGAGGCGTGTTCAAGGGGTGCGGGACGACTTGCGGGGCGACGACGTGCGCGCCACCGGCTCCATGCTCGTGCCTTGCGGGCGTTTCTGTTTTCGCCTCTGTGACTGCCACGTTTTCTGAGGGCGCGAGCTGTAGCGGCACGACGCAATCATTCTCTGGAAACTTGGTGCGTAGGCTTCAGTTTGCTGATCCAACTTGGAACATAGAGGCCGCGAACGCCAATGGGTACTTTTTTGCCGTGTGGCTCGTTTGCACTGGGAGTGGCTGGCACACGTATGTTGGACATAACACCCAATACCTGTGCACTTTAGGCCAAGACTCTGGTGGCTATACAGCAGCTACGAGTGCCGAAAACCCCGTCCAGGGCCAAACCGTTGGTGGTGTTTGCAGGCTGTCGAATGGGTCATGGACTGCGACGGAGGAAAACAGCGGATGGCCGTCGCCTAATTTCGGGCTTACGCTCACTTGGTCACTCTCGTTTAACCATGTTTGATACAAGACGCGAGGCCAGTGTGACCTGCGCCAAATGCCAACAGGTTATATTGGTAAGCCAATTACACATAGGCTGCAAATGCGGCCCAAGGCTGGCGGCCGTCAGCCCTGCCCGAAAGCCGCAGCCCGCCCCGACACGCGGCCCCGGCACCGAGTTGAAGAAACTCTTGTCGCTCGTCGGCATCACGGCCACGCCCAACTGCTCCTGCAACGCCCGCGCCGCGAAGATGGATCAAGAGGGCGTCGAGTGGTGCGAAGCCCACTTGGACGAGATCGTGGGCTGGCTCCGCGAGGAAGCGACGAAGCGCGGCCTGCCGTTCGTTGACATGGCCGGTAGGGTGCTGGTCAGACGGGCGATTAGCAACGCCCGGAAGGAGGCGGCCCGTGCCACGCAAGCCACCACAGCCGAAGGCAGCGAAGCCGCAGTTTGACGCGGACCCGCTGGATGACGAAGACCAGCCGCCATTCACGATGGACGATGACGGCAACATGGTCCTGCGTCGTGCGGCGAAGCCCAAGCCCACGAAAGGAAAGCCCCGTGGCAAAGGCAAAGACAAGCCTGCTTGATGACGTGCTGGCTCGGGCGAAGAACCGCAGCCCCGGATTCGAGACGTGGTTTCAACGGCTACCCGCTGAGGCCCAGGCGGAACTGGAAGCGGTGCGGGCTTCGTTCGATCACGCGACCCACCAGAAGACAGCCTTCGCTCGTGCGATCATCGAAGCCGCACGCGAGCGCGGCTGGAAAACAAGCGGCTTGCAAGGAGTGATCCAGTGGCTAAACGGAAAACGCTAGCGGCTTCCGTGGCATCGAAGCTCCCGCCCGCGAAGCCTGCCGCCGATGCCGAGCAGGTGACGCAGCGGCAGGACGGCGATTCGCTCGAAGCCCGCTCCACGAGCAGACGGATCAAGACCGTCGAGGATTTGCTCGCCCATATCGAAGCCGATATGCAGCGTTTTGAAGTGGCTGCATCTGAGGCAACAAAGTGGGAGACAGGCGACGGCGAAGGCGGGAGCATTGAACTGCACCGCGTCTTCGTGCGGCTCAAGCCGAAGGGCGGGCCGACGACCATCGAAGTGGTCGAGGCGATGATCGACGCCGCGAAGAAGACGCTCCGCAAGCCCTTGACCAAAACTGTCAAGGCACCCAAGGCAGACGGCCTATGGCAGGTGCTCGTCATCAGCGACACGCACTTCGGGGCTTACTCGTGGAGCAAGACCACGGGCGGCAGCGACTACGACCTCGACCTGGCCGAGCAGCTCGTGGGCAAAGCCGGGGCCGAACTGGTGGCGGTGGGAGATGCCCACAAGCCCACGCGCCGCACGATCGCTTTCCTGGGCGACCTCTTCCACTACGACACGCCGAGCGGCACCACAACCGGCGGCACGCCGCTAGAGCGTGACGGCCGATTGCAGAAGATGATTCAGGTGGGTTGCGACTCGCTGCTCGGCATCGTCGAGCGGTCGGCGGCCTCGGCCCCCACCGACGTGGTGATCGTGAACGGGAACCACGACGAAGTGCTGACGTGGGCCTTTCAGCGGATTCTCGTGGAGCGGTTCCGTGGATCAAAGGCCGTGACGATCAAGCCCGACTTCCTCTCGCGGCAATACCTCACGCACGGGCGCAACCTGCTCGGGTTCACGCACGGGCACAAGGCGAAGCGGAAACTCCCGCAGATCATGGCCCTTGAGCAACGCGAGGCGTGGAGCCGCAGCACCTATCGCGAGTGGCACACGGGCCACTTGCACCACCAGGCGGCCGAGCACAACAAGCCGCTCGACACGCTCGACGGCGTGATCGTGCGAACGGCCCCGACGATCTGCCCGCCTGACGATTGGCACTCAGCCAACGGATTTCTCGGGGCTAGACAGGCATGCGAAACATTCCTCTACAGCCCCGATGGCGGGCTGCGATCGATGCACGTCAGCGAAGGGACCAGAAAGGGATGATTACCGTGGCCGACCGACTCAATGGTGATGGCGTGATGCGTGAGGGACTGCGGCCCGGCTCGCGCGAGTTCCTCGACATCCTCGACGAGATCCGCACGCTCCACTTGAGGAAGACAAAAGACTACGGGCAGGACGATGATGCTCTGAGCAACATTCGCAATTCGGCCGACGTGATCAACGTGCCCGCCTACGCTGGGTGCGTGCTGCGAATGAGCGACAAGATGCACAGGCTGCGGTCGTTCTTTCGCCGGGGCGAGGTGGAATTCGACGGCGTGGAAGACACGCTGCTCGACCTTGCGGCGTATTCGATCATTGCCCTGGTGCTGTACCGGGAGAGCGTCGAGTGAATCCCCGCGTGCCGTACAGCGAAGACGAGGCCCGAGAGGCGTGGCTCTGGGTGGGCCGCCACGGGCCGAGCAATTCGTGGACGGCCACGAACGGCACGGCGGCCAGGATGATCGGCCGCCTGCTCGAAGAACGCGAGCGGCTGCTGGCGATGATCGCGGCGCGCGAGAACATCGCACGGCCAGCGGAACAGTGAGCCGGGCGACGGGTCGAGGCGGCAGGTTTTCCTTCCTTTCCCTGCCGCCTCCCCGTCAGCCCGGTTCAGTTAATGTCGAGCGGCGGCAGGAAATCCAAGGCCGACGCCTCGCCCACGATCTTCGGGTCGAGGTAGTGGTCTTTGGTCGTTCGCCCGTCCGCGTGCGTCAGGAACTCCGTGGCATCGCCGCCAGCAGCTTTGACATAGGAACCGGCCGCCTTGCGGATGGCGTGGAAGCCCTTCGGCGTTACGCCTGCCGCTAGGCATATGTCCCGAATCCGTGGCCACAGCGAGCCGATTTCGCGGTGTTCCAGCCAAGGCCATACAAGCTCGTCAGGGCCGCGACGGGCCGCGTCGAGCATCTGAACCAGTTGCGGCGTGATCGCCCGCGTAATCGTGCGCCCGAGCCCCTTGCGGTGTTCCGAGAGAAACGTGACCGTGCGGCGGGTGGAGTCGATCTGCTGCCAGCGCACTTCGAGGTGGCTGCCGATGCGCTCCCCGGTGAAGTAGCACGACATCAAGAGCGTCGGCCAAACCCACGCGGCCGGGACCGGGCCGACCATCCCCTGCCGGGTTTTGGCCACCCGCACCATGCGGCTGATCTCTTCCACCGTGTACGCCTGGGGCGGTCGGTGGGGAACGCGGACGATATTGCGGGCCAGATCGGGGAAGTGCTCCACCAGCCGCTTGCGTGCGGCTGCGTTCCACAGGCCGAGCAGTTGGCACTTGTCCTTTGCCACGGATGCCGGGCGTGCGATCTTGCCCTTGTGTGGCGTGACCGCCCGCCACCGCAGGAACTTGGATACCGTCAGATCCTCTAAGTCAGACAGTTCCGGCTCGCGTTCGAGGAAGTCGCCGAAGCGGTCGATCGAGAACGTGTAGAGCTCGACGCTGCGGGCTTTCAAATTGTGGAGAATCGCATATCTTTCGTGCAGGAACTCTCGCAGTTTCATGGCCTTTCCTTTCGCTTTCCGTGGTCCTTCGGTCACTAGTATACAAAACTTCAGCGGGAGTGCCCTCCGCTGGATGCCTTGTTCACCGCCCGATTATCGGGCGGGAAAGGCGATGCTGGCAACCGGATCGCGCCCCTTTGACACCGCTTGCCACGGCGTTAGTATTGAAGGGCATGATTACCGTGGCACTCCCGACCGGGAAAAAGCTGATTTCCACAGCCGAGGCGGCGAAGATCCTCAACGTCTCGATGGGGAGGGTGCGCCAGCTGGCCCTGCTCGGGGGCGACAAAGGCGGCCTGGACTCGTGGCACGCCGCCCCTACCGCCCTCGTTTTTGACGAGGCCGAGGTGCTCCGATTCGCCAAGCGGGACCGGGGAACCGGCGGCCGTCCTGGCAAGTTTTCCCGAAACTAGCGATTTTCACGGGAAAAACCGGGTCGAAAAAAATAATTTCTCACCCCTTGCTAGTTCTAACGACGACGTTACAATAGGGCCATGCGAGCGATTGAGACTCGCGGCCGACAACTGGGAGACGAAACGATGAACGCGATCAACAAAGGCAACCGGGTCTGGATCATTCGTGGCAATGACGTGGAGAAAGGGACGATCACCAGCTCCTACGGCGACTCGTGCGGAGTTATGTACCGCGTCCGATGGGGCAACAAGGATGCGGCATGGAGCGGCATCGCAACCGTGTCGCACGAAGACGTTTTTCGCGAGGAAGCAACGGCGTGCGGAGAATTGGCCGACAGGCTCACGAAGCTGGCTGGCGAACTTCGGTCGCGGGCCTGCGAGTCGCTTGGCCTGCCTGTCGCCTTCCCAGAGCAGCAACTGTGCCGCCACGGCATCAACGGCTGATAATCGCCAAGGAGGGCAAACATGAAACGCATCAACTGGGATCGGGCGCTGGAGTCGCTCGTGCTGGTTCGCCTAGGCCAAGACCTCGGCCACGACACCGCGCTCGCCCGCTTCGTCCACGACGCAATCGACATGATCCTGACCGCAGCCACCAGTTTTTTTTGATTTTGTTCTAACGCCGACGCTATGCCGCTTGACAGAAGTTCACGCATCAATACATTTTCGCCACCCTCAAAGGAGCCAGTAAACACATGTACAGTACCGACCCCCATCAGAACGAGTACCTCGCCGCCGTGGCGGGGATGGCTGACCACACGCCGAGCCCCGTGAGCCTGCCCGCCGAGGGCGACTTCGTGAGCGGCTGCACCGCAGGCCGCCGGTGGCAGGGCCGCGTCGAGTGGGTCGAGGGCAACCGGCTCACGGTGGACGTGGGCGGCGCATGGCTGGCCGTCAGCGTTCACGACATCACGCACTGAAACACGGAGCCCGGCGGAGCCGGGTAAGCCACGGAAGGGATCGCCCCGCTGAGGCAGGACGCGGACGCGGGATTTCACCAAGGAAAGAAAGGGACCGTCACAAATGACGACGCAGATTGCAAACACGCAGGACCGCAAGAGCATCCTGCTTTCGATGGCTACGAAGTTCGGCATGGAGCCCGCTGCTTTCGAGGCAACGGTGCGGGCGACGTGCGGCTGCGACAAGGCGACGAAGGAGCAGTTCGCTGCCTTCCTGCTCGTGGCCAACGAGTACGGGCTGAACCCCGTCACGAAGGAGATCTACGCCTTCCCGACACGTGGCGGCGGCATTCAGCCCATCGTCGGCATCGACGGGTGGATGACGATGGCCAACAGCCACGCGGCCTACGACGGCATCACGTTCGTGGATCGCCTGAGTGACGACGGGCAGCTGGTGGCGATCACCGCCCAGGTGCATCGCAAGGATCGCAGCCATCCCGTGGAGGTCACGGAGTATCTGGCCGAGTGCCGCCAGGGGACGGACCCGTGGAAGAAGTGGCCAGCCCGCATGCTGCGGCACAAGGCCGCCATTCAAGCGATCCGCTACGCCTTCGGCTTCAGCGGCATCGTCGATCCAGACGAGGCCGACCGGATGCGGCCGAGCGTGAACGTGGCCGTGAACGTGCAGCAGGCCCGCCAGCAGGTGGCCCGCATCACGCACGTCGATGCCGAAGACAACGGCGTGGAGCACTTCGACGCGGAGGAGATCGACGCGGAGGCACACGCGCGATGACTCGACGCATCAACGAAGGCCACCCGCCGAGCACTGGCGAGTGGAACGAGTTCGAGGCCCGGCAGGGTGGGATCGGCCCGCACCGATCTCGCCCTGCCAAGGGCGGCGGCAAGCGTCGGCAGAAGCCGTCGCTGCCGATGCTCACCGACGAGCAGATCGTGGCTCACGCCAAGTGGATCCACGCCCGGCTCGTGCTGCTGATCGACGCCTTCGATGACGCGCCGTGGGATGACCGCTGGACGAATCGGCTGATGTCGGCGTTGCTCTCAGCCAGAAACACCCTTGAGTTTGCATCACAGAAAGGATCGAGCGATGGCGTGGCACGACTCGTGGACGCAGATGAAGCAGAAGAAACAGCCCCAGCCGCAGGGGGAAGCCCGCAAGAGGGCAGCGGTGGCGAAGCGGGAGACGCGTAAATCCACCGCAGCCGAGGCTGGCCCAAACAAAAAAACTCCCGGCCAGTGACTCGACCGGATGCCGCACGTCACGCGGCCAATACACGGAAAGGATGCCCATGAGCGACTACTACTCAGAAACGCTGGCAGACATGCCGCTCTTCGCGGCGGCAGATCGCAAGGTGGAACTGCCCATACGCTGCGCCGTCTCGAAGGAGTTGCGCGTGCGGGCTGGCTCCCAGCGTTGGGATCTGCTTCGCCAGTACGTCGAGCACGGCCCGCTCACGAACGAGCAGGCGGGCGATCTCTCGGGCCTGAGCGAACGCAAGGGCTGCTGCTACTGGAAGCGGTGCGGCGAGCTCCTTGAGCACGGCTACATCGCAGACACGGGCGAGCAGCGCCGCAGCCAGGCGGGCGAGATGCAGCGGATTTGCCGGGTGACGGATAAGGGGCTGGAAACGATACAGGCGGCGTCGCGTTGACGTGCGGCCGAGGTTGGTGAAAGGGAACGCGAAAGCAAAGGAGACGAGATATGGCTACGGCAGTATGCGATGGATTTTCGACGCGCCGCGTGACGGTGACCCCAGAAATGGCTCGCGAGTGGCTGTTGAAAAACGAGAACAACAGGCCGATCAACAGGTGCCGCGTCGAGCTGATGCGACAGCAGATCGAAGAGGGGAAATGGAAGATTACTCACCAAGGGATCGCCTTCTACGAAGACGGAACGGTTGCGGACGGGCAGCACCGCCTCGCAGCGATTGCCAGCGGCGAGATTGCCGTCGAGATGATGGTTACCTGGGGATTGTCTCGCGGGCTCATCCATGCGATCGACAGCGGGCGTCCGCGATCAATCACCAACGTGCTGAACTTCATGGGCATGAATCTGTCGCAGTCTCAGGTGGCCATATGCAGGGCGCTGTGGCAGGAATACCACGCCGTGCGACGGGAAACTGTCTGGGGCAACCAGGCGTTCGACACAGGCAAGTTTGCTGTGTTTTGCGAACACGTCGCTGACGCAATGAGTTTCTCGCTTGCACCAAAGGTTTGCAGGGGGCTTTCAAACGCTGCGGTGTCTGCCGCCATTGCGTCCGCGTGGTTTACGCAGAGCCACGTTGAGCTCGAGCGATTCAAGCACCTGCTTCACACGGGCGTCGGGGCCAACTCTGAGGAAAGCGCGGCGATCAAGCTGCGTGAGTTCCTCTTGACCAGCAGCCTCACGTCTGGCGGCAGCGAGGCAAGGCAGGAGCTGTTCCTGCGCACTTGCACTGCGCTCCGTGCCTTTTTGGAGGGACGCAGCCTCAGCAAGTTGTATTGCCGTGTCGATTCGAGGTTTCCGATCCCCGAATGTCCCGGAATCTGAGATCGACGCCGCCCTCGTGATAGGCACGAAGCCGCTTCGACGCGGCGGGGCGGAATGGAATGGAGGCCAACATGGCAATCAAGAACACGTTCACGCAGTTGCTGCTGCAAGAAATACGGGCGCACTTCGAGCACAAGGCGGCAAGCGGCTCCGTGCCGGGCCATCACGCAGACGTTTACTACGCCGTCTCGCGCGAGATCGGCCGAATGACGCCGCAGTTCGTTGCCGAGGCCCGCCGGAAGCTCGCGTGGCAGGAAGCCGTTGAGACGCATGAGGAGGCAACCAGTGGCCGCTGAAGACAAGGTGGACGTGTACATGCCCCTGTACGTCCGCGACTTCCTGACTTCGACGATCGGTTGGACGGCCTGCGAGCGCGGCCACTATCTGACCTTGTTGATGCTTCAGTGGGACAGGGATGGGTTGCCTGCCGACCTCGACGCATTGGATCGGCTTTCACCAGGCGTTGGCGACGTTTGGGCCATGCTTCAGGACAAGTTCCCTGTGGAGGCGGATGGACAGCGGCGAAACGCCAGGCTGGAACAGCACCGCGATAGGGCCGTGGAGTTGCGCCGGAAGCGATCCGAGGCAGGCAAGGCTGCGGCGGCAGCCCGAGCAGGATCAAGCAATCGTTCAACAAACGTTGAGCAAACGTTCATCAATCGTTCATCAATCGATAACCATCCACCTTCACCTTCACCGTCACCTTCAGATTCAGGGATTTCTTCTAGCGAAGAAATCATTCAACCGGCTGCGCCGGTTGTTGCTACGAGCGATCCGCCGAAGCGTCGGACTCGCTCGCAGCACCACAACGCGGTGAAGTGGTCTGAGTCTGATGGCTGGCAGGGGATAACCGACGCCGACCGCAAGACTTGGGCCGAGGCATACCCTGCCTGCGTTCTCGACATCGAACTGGTCCGCGCTTCGGAGTGGCTGAAGTCGAACCCGACTCGCGCGAAGAAATCGAACTGGCGGCGGTTTGTGGTGTCCTGGCTGACCAGATCGCAGGACAGGGGTGGCACGAACCGCTCCGCTGGCAAAACGCCAGAGGACATGGCAAAGCGGCAAATGCTTGAGCGAAAGGCCCGCGAGTTTTCGCAATACCGCCCTGCCCCATACCGCACGCCAAAAGAAGTGTTGGCCATTTCCGAAGGATTGAAACTCAAGGACGAGGAAAACCTATGACCGAAACAGCAGCCGCAACAGCCCGACCGCCCCTGACCGCCCGCCAGCGCGAGCTTCTCGACTGGATTCGTGAGAACTCGCGTCTCGCGGCCCCGACCGTGCGAGAGATCGCAGCTGCCCACGGCATCGCCTCGCCAAACGGCGTGCAGTGCCACCTAAACGCCCTCGAAAAGAAGGGCTACCTGCGTCGCAACCCGAACAAGGCCCGCAGCGTGGAGGTGGTCGATGCCTGACAACCCCTACCTGCCCCCCGCGCCCGTCGTCCTGGTGCAGATGCTCCGCATCCAAGCGTGGAAGGACGACATCGACGACGACAGCAGGAAGTTTCACGAGTGGAGCGCCGACACCATCGAAGATCTTTGCAATCGTTTGGTGCGGGTAGCCAAGAAGCTCGAAGCCCTGGAGGCCGCCCACTCATGACGCTCTCCGATCTCGCACTTGTCTCGGCAGGAATCGCGGCCAACGCGGCCACGTTCTGCCTGGGCATTTTGGTTGGTTGCTCTTTAACTCGAAAGGATTCCCATGACCGCAACAGCAACGAAGCCACGGAAGGCTCGCGCCAGTGGCATCTCCCTACCGATCGCAGCGCTCCGTGCCGCCCTGGCTGCGGTGCGGGCTGCCGTTCCAAGCCGAAGCCCGAAGCCGATCCTGCTCAACGTGCTCCTGGCCAACGGCGGGATCACCGCGAGCGATCTTGAGCTTCAAGTGTCGGCCGAGGTGCCGTACACCGACGCCCCGCTGCTGCTCCCGTTCGCCCGCTTGCAGGCGATCCTCGGGGCCGCGTCGGGCGACGAGGTGACTCTGACGCCGGGCGACACGTCCTGCACGGTGGCGGTGGGTGGCGGCACCTGGACGCTGCCCACGGAAGACGCTGCGGAATTCCCGCAGTGGGAAACTCCCACCGTGAAGCCGATCTGCCGCATCCCGGCCGACCAGTTCGTGCGGGCCGTGCGGGCGGTGGCCTACGCCACGGACAACGAGAGCAGCCGGTTCGCCCTTGGGGCGGTGCTCGTCGAGGTGAAGGATGGCACGGTGACGCTGGTGGGCACGGACGGGCGGCGGCTCTCGTCCTACGGCATTGAGGTTGACCAGGCCGTGGACGACTCCACGACGCTGATCCCGGCGCGGGCGATCCTGACCATCAGCAGCATCGCCTCGCACAGCGAAGGGGCGGTGCAGTTGGAGGCCACCGACCGCGAGGTGGTGGCGACCATCGACGGCACGGTGGTCACGGCCCGGCTCGTCGAGGGGCGATTCCCCAGGTGGCGTGACGTGATCCCCGAGCGGGATGCGAAGGCCACGCTCGTGAACGGGGCCGAGCTGCTGGCGGCGACGCGGCAGGCGGCCATCGTGACGAGCGAGCAGTCGAAGGGCGTGACGTTCGCCTTCGTGGAGAACGGCATCCACCTGACGGCTCAGAGTGCGGAGGCGGGGCAGTCGAGCGTGACGTGCGGGCTGCTCGAAGCGGGGCAGGCGGCGAGCGTGGCTCTCGACCCCGGCTTCGTGGTCGAGTTCCTGCGTGGCGTGGACGAGGCCGAGCCCGTCGAGGTCGAGGCGGTGGACGCTCAGAGTGCGGTGGTGCTGCGCTGCGGCGACTGCACCGGGGTCATCATGCCGTTGGCGAAGGACTGATGGTAGAGACGCTTCGCGAACTGTGGGGTGCCGGGGTGCCTGCGGACGTGATCGCAGCGCACCTCGGCATCCGGCGGCAACGGCTGCACGAACTGCGCCGCGAGCACGGTATACCGGATCGGGTATGCAAGTACCGCAAGCGGATCGTGGACCCGACGCCCGACGAGATCGCAGAGCGGGCGCGGGAGTGCCGTGAGCGGCACTTCGCCCAGCGGCGGGCCGAGCCTGACGCTTGACACGGTTGCCATCCTGCGGGCGTGGTTCACTCACCCCAGGAGCAACGCCATGCGTTTTGCCTTCGTCGTCTTTCTCGCCCTCGCCGCTTCGTGTGCCTACGGGCAGACCATCGTGGTGCGCGGCCCGGCCGTGATCTCTGCCCAGGAGCACGCCACCGTCATCGCCCGGCGCGGCACGCTGGTGCATAGCCAGTGCAGCCAGACCGAAGGCATCGGCATGGGCTCGACGCCCGAGCAGGCCCGGCGCAACTGCTGCTTCTTTGGCAAGAAAGTGATCGTCGAGGAAGGCGTGGCCTACTCGCCGGTCACGCGCCGCTGGTACGCCGTGATCCGCTACAGGTGACCAATGGCCCCCTGGCTCATCGCCCTGACGGGCGGCATCTATCTCGTGGTGGCGGCCGACCTGGCCCTGCATGGCAAGGCGGGGCTTGGTCTGGCCTACCTCGGGTATGCGTTCGCGAACGTCGGCCTGTACCTCGCAGCGAGGGCCGCGTGAAGCCGTTGACGTTCGAGGTGCCGGGCGATCCCGTCCCCCAGCCGAGGCCACGAGTCTCGACGCGGGGCGGTTTCGCTCGGGCGTATGTGCCGGGCAAACACCCGGTGCATGCGTACCGGGCATCCATCGCAGCGGCAGCCCTGGAGGCCGGGGCAACGCCCACCACAACGGAACCCCTCACGGTGATTCTCGATCTCGTCTTCGCCCGCCCGGCCTCGCACCTCACCAAGAAGGGGCTGCGAAAGGGTGCGCCGCTGCTGCCCCGCTGCGACGTGGACAACGCGGCGAAGGCGTGCCTGGACGCCTTGAACGGCGTGGCGTTCGAGGACGACTCGCAGGTGGCGAAGCTCGTGGTGGAGAAGTCTTACGGCCAGGAGGCACGGACCACCGTGCGGATCGCATGAGCAACCAGAGCCTCTACGATTTCTTGTCGGGCCACTGCGAAGAGAACGCCGTGCGGTCCTACTTGGAGATCGGCACCCGTGACGGCGGTTCGCTGCGGGTGGTCGTGGAGAACGCCCCGGCCCTTGAGTCGATCGTGTGTGCCGACACATGGGGCGGCGAGTGGGGCGGCTCCTCGCGCGGCTCGCACGACCACATCGACCGGCTTCTGGCGGGCATGCTCTACACGGGCGAGGTTCGCTACCTCGACGGCGACTCAAAAGAGACGATCCCGACACTGACCCAGCAGTTCGACTTGATCCTCGTGGACGGTGACCACTCCTACGAGGGCGGCATGGCCGATCTGCGGAACGTCTGGCCGCTCTGCCGCCCCGGCGGGTGCGTTGCGTTTCACGACATCACGCATCCCGCGCATCCCTACCTGCTCACGGCGTTCGACGAGTGGGTTGAGGAGCGGCGGCCGGAGATCGCCGTCTGGCGGCAGGTGCTCGAGCCCTACGGCGTGGCCGTGGCGGTGAAGCGATGAAAATCCCCGATCACCTCGTCTATCCGCTTGAGCCGTTCGCCGCAGACCACCTGCGGGTGGTGCGGGAGGGCGAGTCGCACTTCCGCGACTCGCGCGTGGCGTTTGTCGGCCTGGCCCGCAACTGCGCCGCCCACCTCAAGGCGAACCTCGGCCGGTTCGAGCAGCTCGTCGAGACCTGCGGCGAGTGGCGGCTGCACATTGAAACGAACGACAACACGGACGACACCGACCAAGTGCTGGCCGACTTCTGCGCCGCCCAACGGCAAGCGACCTTCACAAGCCAGCGGCTGGGGCGTGAGCACTACGGGGCCGAGTTCGCGGGCCGCCGCACGATCGCCTTGGCCGAGTACCGCACGGCATGCCAGCGGTGGGTGGCCGACACCTGCGCCGCCTACGATCTTGTGGTGGTGATTGATTGGGACGCTTGGGGCGGGTGGAGTCACGCGGGCGTGATGCACGGGATCGGGGCACTGCACGCCACGCCCGACGCCTACGGCATGGCGAGCGTCTCGCTGATCCAGCACCCGACGATGGCGATGGGCGAGGACAAGCAGCCGAAGCTCGTCGCGGGCTGGGTGCATTACGACGCGTGGGCCTACCGGCTCAACGCCTACTGGGACGACTACACCGCCGGGCTCGGCGGCTGGAAGCATCAGCACTTGCCAGCCGTTGGCTCGCCGCCGTTCGCCGTCTGCTCTGCGTTCGGCGGCATGGCGGTTTACGACGCCTTCGCCTACCTGCGCGGGCACTACGACGGCGAAAAGGATTGCGAGCACGTTGGCTATCATCGCAGCATCACGGAGCGGACGGGGCAGAAGTTGTATCTCGACCCCGCTATGCGGATGGTGATGCACTGGCTGGACGCTTGCGACCCGCCCGGCGAGGGGGTAGAATAGACGAAACGGCGACGGGTTGCAGCCCGCCGCCGTCTCTAACCAGCACCCCTAACGTGAATAGGAGCGAGGCTATGGCTGACTCTATGCGGCCGCGTAAGCAAACGCAACCATGCGCAGGAGCGGAAGGCGAAAAAGTGCTTTCGTATGGCAGGAGGTACTACCTAGCCAACCGCGACAGGATTCTTGCCCAATGCAAGGAGTATCGCGAGCGAAATAAAGAAGCAAAGAAAGCAAGCGACAAGGCGTACTACGAAGCAAACAAGGAGAAAATAAAGGGTCGCAGCAAGTCTCCGCAGGGCCGCGCAACGCAAAAGAAATATGCAGCAAAGGTCGCATCAGACCCAAAGAAACTGAAGAAGAAAAGGGAAATGGATCGCCTGTACAGCAGGCGATACAGGGAAAGGCACCCCGAAAAAAGAAAGGAGTCATCGAAAAGATACCGCGACAAGAACAAGCAGGCAGCAAAGGAATATTTTCGCAAGCGAGTCTCAAAAGATCCTGAAAAGTACCGCGAGTCAGCGGCCAGCAGATCAAGAAAACACAGGGCTGCCTTTGTGCAAAAACACGGCGCGTGTTATTCGACGTTGCGGCGCAAGCGCGACGCTCACTTTGCGACAGCCGTCACGATCAGGAGCCGGGTTGGCGTCGCACTTTCAAGGCAAAACGCTCGCAAATCAAATCGGACTCTAAAGCTTGTCGGCTGCACGACCAGCGAGCTGATGGCGCACCTCGAATCAAAGTTCGCGCCAGGAATGTCTTGGGAGAACCGTGGTGAATGGCATATAGATCACATCGTGCCATTGGCGGCTTTTGACCTCTCCGACAAAGACCAGCAGGCTGCTGCGTTCCACTACACGAACCTTCAGCCGCTTTGGAAAAAAGACAACCTCGCCAAGGGTAGCAAGGTGCCTGGGCAAGTGCTCTTTGGGTTTGCTTATGCCGCTAAGATCGCCGACGGCATGATTTCTATGCGACAAGTCGGCAGGCGCAAGGATGGCACGCGGCAACACGGCCACGATTGACATCGTTTCGTTTCGGGTGCAGTGGGATTCCCACGTACCGATCCGGGCACTGTGCGAAAACTTCAATATTACCCGCGATCAAGTGACGCGGCTGAAGTTCGTCTGGCAGTTGGCACCCCGGCACGACCGTCGCCTGCGCTTCAAGCCCGAACGCCAGCGCGACCCCACGCCCCGCGAGATCGAGCAAGCCTGCAAGGAGATTCAGGCCCGGTGGGACGAACACACCCGCTACGAGCGGGCCGTGACGAAGCCCACGCAGTTCACGCTGCGGCAGATCGAGACGCCCGAGGATCTGCGGCACATGGAGGGCGGCGAATGAGCGACCCGATCCTGGGCAAGATCGTCGTGGATTTCTCGCAGAAGTACGTCAGCGTTTACCTCTGCGAAGGCGACGGCACCGTGAAGGATGGCGACCATTTCCGCTGGCCGTACCGCCTGGACGTGAAGGAGGCCCGGCAGGAAGTGAAGGACTGCTTCGATTGGTTCTACGACTTCTGCAATGACACGGTGAACGGCTTGGCGGACGAACTGCAAGACGGTGGGGGTGGCGGGGCAGACTCGGGGTAGGAGGTGCCCGCCATGAGTTACGAGATGACCCCTGAGGAAGCCGCCAAGTACGGGGCGGGCCTGTCGATCTGGGACCAGATTCGCCTGCTGCAAACCTGGGCACCGCTCATCGGCTACGGCCAGCGGCTGGTCAATGAGATGGACCCGCACCGCCGGGCGCTCGTCGTGGCTGACGCTTGCGAGTGGCTCGCGGCCAAGACCTCAAGCCCGCTCGACGACCAACTCGTGCGGCACATTGGCGACGTGATGAAGACCAAGGAGGGCGAGGCGTTGCTGCGGTGGTGCCTTCTCCAAGTGGAGGGAGCCAAGTGAATCTTGATGCTGCCATTCGTGTCTGTGCCGCTCTGGCGGCAGTTGGTCTCGTCGCTGGCCCCGCGATTGCCGCCCTGGCTCGGAAAGCCCAAGCCCACTGGCAAGACCGTGCGGTGGAGGCCGCAGGTGAAGCGGCCCCAAGCGTGACGGGCAAAGACATGCACGTCGTGCTTGACCTGGCCACGAGGCTACGGGCGGCAGGCTGCACCGAAGGCGTGGCCCTGTGCCAGCAGCTGCTCGACGTGATGCTCGGCAACACCTCGAAGGCGAAGAAATGACAACCGGCACTCGGCTTGCCATTGCGTTTGTACTCGGCTGCGTTGCGGCCGTGGGGATTCCACAGCCAAAGCAGGCCGCGCCTGCGTTCGTGATCGACGGCGTGAGTGATGACATGAAGACGAAGGTGGCCGACGTTGCCCGTGCGTTGAAGGCGGCCAACCCGGCCGAGCGGGCCATCTGGGCGAGCGTGTGGGAGAAGGCCGCCGTGGTCGTGGCGGGCGACGCCGTGACCACCGAGGTGATCTTCACCGACACGCGATCGCTGCGTGGCTTCACCGTCCTGAGCCTCGACATCGCCTGGCGTCGGCTAGGTGGCGTGAAGGCTGGGCAGTACCCCGGCCTGCGTGAGGCCGTCGAGAAGGCGATGACGGGCGTGGTGGGCCTCGACGTGAAGCCGGTGGACGCCGACTTGCGGCGGGCCTACGGCGAGGCGTGCCGGGCGATTGCGTGGGCTGGCTACGGCAACGGAGGCTAGACCGTGGCCGACTTCATCCCCTTAATGGGATACCAGCCCGACCGGAAGGGCACCGACGATTTCCTGGCGTCGCTCGCCCGGCCCACGCTCGCGCAGGCTGGCCCCGATCTGGTGCTTGACGAGCGGAAGGACGTGAACCTCGGGCAGTACCTGCTCAAGGTGGCCCCCGATTGGAAGCGTGGAGCACAGAAGATCGGCTCGTGCGTCGGCTGGGGCTGGGCATTGTCGTGCGACATCCTCGCGGCCTGCGACATCCTCCTGCGAAACGAGCGAGAGAGTTACGGCGGGCGTGTGCTCGAAGCGTCGATTTACGCCTTTTCCCGCGTGGAAATTCGCGGCGGCCGCAACCTCGGGGGCGACGGTTCCTATGGCGGCGCGGCGGCGAAGGCGGTGACCAACTACGGGACGCTGCACTACGGCGTGAACTACGACGGCGTGGCGTTCACCGACAACTCGGGCCAGCGGGAAAAGGAATGGGGCCGCGACGGCGTGCCGGATCGGTTCGAGCCGTTCGCAGCGAAGCACAAGGTGAGCAGCGTGGCCTTGGTGAAGACGTTCGAGGATGCCGCACGGGCGATCCAGAACGGCTACCCGGTGGCCGTGTGCTCCATGCGTGGCTTCTCCATGACGCTCCGCGATGGCTACCTCACGCCGATGGGCCAGTGGGCTCATTGCATGATGTTCGCGGGCGTGCGGTGGAGCCCGAAGCCTGCCCTGCTCTGCGTGAACTCGTGGGCGGATTGCTACTCGGGCAGCGTAGACCCGAACCTGCCGCCGCAGTTCCAGCGGTCGGCCGGGTGGGTCGAGGCCGCCACCTGCACGTCGATGCTCTCGGGCGAGGACTCATTCGCCTTGAGCGGCTACGCAGGCTTTCCGCCGCGCACGCTGCCCGATTGGACCGGAGGCGTCCTATGAAGACTGCGGCCCTCGTCACCGGCACGTTCCTGCTCTTTGCCAGAGGCTGCGGAGCCCCGGCCCCTGACCACCCCGACATCGTGGCGGATCTCGCGTGCGAGACGGCCCGCATGGCCGAGAAGTTGAAGCAGGAGATGGCCCCCGCCCCGGCGTCGGACAAGTGCGAAAACTGCGACGGCAAGGGCAAGGTTCGCAGTGGTGATGGAATCTCCGTGTTTACCTGCCCCGTCTGCAAAGGCACCGGAAAGAAGGTGGCCAAATGAGCCTCGAAGACCTCGACGCCGCTGTGTGGGCCAGCCTGTCGGCTAGGAAGCACCTCGCCGGGAAAGCCCTCGTCTCCCGCCTGGTGCGGCGCGTTGTCCGCAAGTGGCCCGCCGTGGCGATCTCGCAGGCCCGGCCCGACTCCTACGGCGTGATGCTGGAACAGGTTTCCGCGAGCATCGAACGCAGCGAACGGCAGAACGTCCGCATGGGCATCATCCTCTCGCTCGTGCTGGGTGTGCTGATTCAAGAAATTGTTAAAGCGATCCTGGCGTGGTGGATGAAATCTGCCAGCAATCGGATCGCATTGGTAGGGTGGCAGACGGAGATGCGGCGATGACAGCGGAAGAACTCAAGCAGGGCGTGCTCGACACCTTCCTGCGGATCGCGGATCGGTTCGGCGTGCCGTGCGTGATCCTCGCCGTGATCTTGTATTTCGGGCGTGAAGCGGCGATCGCCCTGCACGACAGCGTTGTGGAGCCGGTGGTGCAGTCGCACGTCGAGTTTTTGGAGAGCACTAAAGAGACGATGGCGAAGCAGGCCGACACGCTCCAAGAGCTCGCCAAGGGCCAGCAGGAGATCCAGCAGGTGCTTGCACGGCCTGCTAATACCGAGGGCACAAACTGATGGCGATGAACCCTAGATTGTTGCGGCCTCGTGCCAGCGGTTTTGACCCGCGATCTATTAGCAACCTGCAGCTGTGGTTTGACGGTGCCGACGCGTCCACGATCACGACCGTGAGCGGCGCAGTCTCGCAATGGAACAGCAAGGCAGGGACGGGCGGGAACGCGACGCAAGCAACGGCCAGCAGCAGGCCAGAATACCGAGCTTCTGGGATGAACGGCAAAGGCGCGTTGTATTTCAATGGCACAAACAACCAGCTAACAACAAATTACAACGCAAGCCTGATTGCTGGCTACGTTTCCTATGCCATTGCAGTCATCCCAGACGAAGTGATGGTCGATACAAAAAGCCAGTTTGAGCCGGTGCTATTTGCTCGCAATTCATCGGCAAATGGCATCCACATCAACACCGGAGCGACTCCAAATCGCTGGACGTTGACCCACCGCAATGCATTGTTCAATAGCAGCGCTGGCGGCACTGTTGCGGCCAGTCGCCAAGTCGTGTTAGCAACAATTAGCGCAACCACGCTGACTGTTCGCGTCAATGGCGCACAAGGCACGCAGGCTGGCACATTTGCGGCTGGCTCAAACGAGACAAACGCAACTTTCCAGATCGGGCAAGACGGGTTACAGCAGCGATGGTTTGCTGGCGTGGTCGCAGAAATCTTGATGTACGACAAAACTCTGACTGCTGCCGAGTTGTCCATTATCGAGCGTTACCTGTCGCAAAAGTGGGGTGTGTAGCAAATGTCTTCCTACGACCAAGCGCCGGGCACTCTCAATCTGTCGTTCAAGCGGGCCGACGACTTTAGCGCACTCATCGACTTTAGCCCCATCACAATGACCGGGTACACCGTCACGGCTGGCATCACGTCGCTCGTCAGCGGTGCCGAGGTGCAGCCGCTCACCGTGTCGTTCGTCTCGGCCACGGCAGGGCAGGTGAACGTCTCGCTGACCGACACGCAGACAGCCGCCTTGGCTCGCGGCACCTACGGCTGGTCCCTGAAGTGGACCGAAAGCACGACAACCAGAACGGCGCTGGCCGGTTTTGTGGAGGTGCTGTAATGTCAATTGGCGCAAGCGTCACCAACGCGCCACAAATCACCGCCAGCGTTTCCGGCACGCAAATCGGCGTTTCCGTGACCGGCGGCATCGGCCCGGCTGGCACGTCCGTAGACACGGCGGCGATTGAACTCGAGGCGCAGCTTCGGGCGTGCGACGCAACAGACCCATACCTGAACCAGAACTGGCCGGAAGCCGTCACCGTCACGAACTCAGAAGCAAATGACGCCGCGCTGTCCAGGACCTATGTTGTCGACACCGCCGAGACGCACTTCCTGCCTCTGACCGGCCCAATCAAGCTCTACAACAACAACGCTGCCATACCCTACGTCGGCGGGTTCCGCGAGCCAGGCACAACGCCTTTGTGGGCCAGCGCGGGGCACTCCATCGAATTCTGGACTGACGCTCGCAAGGTCCAGTTTCGCTACCCAGGCGGAAACAGGCATCAAGCTAGAGTTTCGGTAAACAACAGATTCGTGGCCGACGCCCCAACGTCAACTAGCGGCAGTCCAACTATCACAATCACGTTTCCATCGTCTGGCGTCGCACGACTCGTGCGCATCGACGCAGGGATTAATGCGTCGGTCGGCCAATATGCATACGTCGCCGCTAGTGACACTCTTTGGAAGCCCGGCAAGCGGCTCTGCTTCGGTCTGCTTGGCGACTCCGTTGCCCAATGTGCCGATGCAACTCTTGATTCCGATGGCTATGCCAACGCGCTCACCAAGATGCTTGGCATGCGGGGCTACATCAGCGCAAAGAGCGGCACCGGCTATATCAACAAAAACGGTGGCAGTTGGGCGAATTACATTGAGCGACTGCCCGCCGATTTTACGGGCCTTCCGTTGTCGTTCATCGTCGTGCAGGGCAGCACGAACGACTCAGCGTATACGTCGCTCCAGATCCAAACGGCAGCCCTCGCCCTATGGGCGGAGCTTCGTAGGCTTTATCCGTCCACCCCCATCCTAGTGACATCGACGCCGGGCAGTTTTCAGTCGGCCGATATCACGAAAATCAACACGGCCCTGAAGACGGCGTTTGATTCTTGGGCGGATTCTAAGAGCCGGTGGTTTTCTTATTTAGACATCATCGGAACAGCGGGCAGATATAACGCTGGAGTGACCCACCCGACGACTGCCGGGCACTTGTACATGGCATCCGTCCTGAAAAACGCCGTTCGCGAGTGGCTGGCTTAGGCTGGCCGCACGTAGCTGCGTAGTCTGCAAGGGGAAGCCAGCCCGCACTTAACTTAGAGGCACAGGAGACAATCAATGTCCAACGCCACCATCAGTCGCACATATCGCGACTTTGACATCACCCTGCATACCGCGACCAGCCTGGCCACGACGCTTGATATGCGTGACGTTGCTGGTGCAATCGTCTCCATCGGCACGATCTCGACTGCCGCCACCACGCTCCAGATGTGGGTCTGTTCATCCCCTACCGGCTCTTTCCGCCGACTCTACAAGGTGGACGGCAGCGCTGCCGATCTCACTCTTGCACCATCTACCACCGATGGTCGGGCCTATAGCCTGCCCGATGAGGTTTTCGGCACCGAGTTCTTGAAGATCGTCTCGGCCACGACGAACAGCACCGGCACGACCGGGTTCGTCATGTTCAAGAGCTGACGAGCCGAAGGGCCGATCCCGTGGCCCGGCGCGCCCTGAGTTGCCGTATTCCCACAACATACGGTCGCCCTGCGGTCTGCTGAACGGCCACGCCCCGCGTGGCTCTGGGCTTCATGCTCTTAGGCAGCGCGGGGCGACCTAGTGCGCTCTTCACCTTAGAGAGAGTCCAACCGTCAAGCGATCCTTGACAGTTGCGCTATAGCACCAGAAGAGCGAAGGCTAGGTAGTTGCGAACAAGTGCATAGGTTTTGTATTTCGCGATAATTGCGTGACGGGCAATATTCCCGAAATAGGATGCCCGAAACATATCGAAAACGATACGCTTCGCGAACGATCTCGGGTACAATCTGGGCGTTCGCAATTCGCGAAAGGCGAAACATGGCACACGCCACGCTACGATTCGACCTGAGCGACACGGACGACGCCCGCGAGCATCGGTACGCTTTGGCGGGGCGCGAGGCGCTGATAGCGTTGGAAGCCCTAGACGCCCGCTGCCGGAACTGGATCAAGTACGCCGAGATTGGCGACGAGGCCCGACGCCAACTGGAAGAAATACGGGCGTTGATTCCTTACGAGTTGACGAGCCTGTTGCAGTAGCACTACACGCCGCAGAGAGGGACAAATGGGCGAGCAACGCTGGATTGAGATTTACGAAAGCCTGCCGCCCAATGGGCAACTGGTGCTGTGGCTTCGTCCAGCCGACAAGCGTTGGCCCGTAACGGTCGGCAGGCGTGACGGCAATTCAGTCGATGATGGCGGGGATTTGGTGTTTAAGATTGAGCCGTTCGTCACTCACTGGATGCCGCTTCCAGAATTGCCAGCCGAATTGCGCTCTTGAGCGAAGGGACGGCCGTGGCAAAGTGGATCAGCGTTGAGAAGCGTCTTCCGAAACGCGGCGAGCGAGTCATCGTCGCCCACCGTCGATACGAATGGTCGAACACCCGCCACAAGTACTACAGGCTCAAGACGCTTGGAGTTCGACCGGCAACCTACTGGCTGAAAGGCCATATGGGGCTGCAATTTTGCTGCTCAGGCGGTGACGTTGTGAAGGAGCCTGTTGCGTGGATGCCGATGCCAGAGCCGCCAAGTGCGCTATAGCGGCGAGAGACGGCTGCAAGCCAACTGGACGCTAGGCATAGGCTGGACGCATGCCAGCACGGATTCCAAGCCACAGGCCGCCCAGGCTGAGGACACAGCCCAGGCGCGACGACTCAGCCAGGCCCAACGCAGCGGCACGAGGCTACTGCTCGAAGGCCCACAAGGCTTGGCGTCAGGCCGTGCTGAACAAGTGCAACTGGCAATGCGTGGACTGCGGGCGCGTGGCCCACGGTCGAAGCATGCACGCCGATCACGTCGTGCCTATCAGTCAGGGTGGCGAACGGTACGACGTGGGCAATGGCGAGGCCAGATGCTTGTCGTGTCACAGTAGGAAGACACGGCGAGAGACGGCCACACGAATGGTTTGACAAACATGCCACCATCGGTCTCCACAAGCAAAGGAGACTATTCGCATGGCATGCCGCAAGTGTGGTTCGGATTGGAAGACGGCGACCGGAAGAGATTGCCAGCGCTGCCCGCACTGCGACAAGGTGCAGCGTCATCTGGCCAGGAAGGCTGGCCGCTGGGTCGAGGTGACCGAGCAGGCCACCTGCAAGAACTGTGGAAAGCAGTTCACAAATGTCGGGGCTAATGTCGGCAAGGCCAAGTGCTGCTCGCCAGAGTGTGCTGACGCCTGCCAAAAGGCTTGGAGAAAGGCTTACTCAGCCGAGTACAGCAGCGGCCGCCGCAGGGGCACACAGGCCAGTAGACGCCTGCCAAAGCCCACCTGCAAGCGATGCGGCCAATCGTTCAGGCGGAAGTATGGCGGCAACGACGCAAACCTGTATTGCAGCAAGAGGTGCTTCTACGACGCACGCAATGCAGGCGATCACAAATGGGACAGGACGAACCAGCTCAAGGCAACGTGGCACAAGATGGGGCCGTACTCCTCAGCCCCGTCAGTAATGGCGTTGAGGCAGATCGCCAAGGGATGGAGCCAGATATTCAAATGCCAGAACCTGCTACCAAAGATGATGGCTCTGGCGGCCTCGCAACGCAGGTGCGAGGTGTGCGGCGGCGCGTGCAATGATGGTGCGTCTAGGTTCTGTTCCTATGCGTGCAACAAGGAGTGGCGTGGCGATAGGCAATGCAGGTGTGGGGCGATAGTCCACCAATGCGCTGCGTTTGGACCACCCCCGGCGTGCAAACAGTGCAGGCAAAAAGCACGGCGAGAATGGCGACGAATAAGCAAGGACACACGCAGGCGCGTAAGACAGGGCGGCGGCTACTGGAACCCGCAAGTAAAGGCCATCAAGGTGTTCGAGAGGGATAAGTGGATTTGCTATATGTGCAAGGCAAAGTGCGAAAAGGTTTACGATCCAATGAACCCATTGTCAGCAACGGTTGACCATGTTTATCCAGTTGCTGCTGGTGGCGACCACGACTGGCATAACGTGCGAACGGCGTGTGCTGCATGTAATGCAAAGAAGGGCGATCGTATCCAAGGGCAACGACTGCTTAGGCTGAGGTAGCATCGGCACCCCCACCCGAGGGCGGGTCGCCGAATACCGACCCTCAATGAGCAATACCGTCCGTCTGAGCCAAACGCACTCGTGGCCGAAATTGGAACTTTGGTGAGGTGCCCCAATGGGTAAGGGCCGTAAACCGACGCCTAAACAGATCCTTAGCCTGCGTGGTTCCCGCATTAGAGGGCCGCACGCGACCGGCATCGACGCGCCGCCGGGCGTTCCGCCATCCCCCGCCTGGCTGTCGGACATTGCCCGCGCCGAGTGGGAGCGGATCGTGCCGATGCTTGAAGCGTCAAAGGTGATGAGCCCGCGCCACCAGCAGACACTCGCGGCGTATTGCGATTCGTTCGCGGACATGGTGCAGGCCGACATCGAGCTCAAGGCGAACGGCACCACGTTGATGGACGACAAAGGTAGGGTATCGAATCATCCGGCGTGGAATCGGAAGCGTGACGCACGGAATCAAATGCTGAAGTTTGCGGCCGAGTTTGGGCTGACGGCTTCGGCGTTGTCGAGGGTGTCTGCCGTTGACCAAGGCCCGCAAGAAGACGAGCGCGACGCGAAGATGTTCGCTTGATAAAGAGGCGGCGTCGATTGCCGTTGATTTTTTCGAGGAGAACCTGACGCACGCCAAGGGAGAGTTGGGCGGCAAGCCCTTCCTGCTTGAACCTTGGCAAAAGGAATACATCTCCACGCTCTTCGGAACAATGCAAGGCGAGGTGCGGCAGTACCGCACGAGCCTGCTGGCGATCCCCCGCAAGAACGGCAAGAGCACCCTGTGTGCCGGGATCGCCCTGAAGTTGATGTTCGACGGGGAGCCAGGTGCCGAGATCTACTCGTGTGCCGCTGATCGCGACCAGGCCCGGCTCGTCTTCGAGATGGCGAAGGTGTGCGTGGAGAACTCCCCCAAGTTGCGGAGCCGCCTGCGGGTGTTTCGCAATTCCATCGTGCGGGAAGACACGCACTCAACGTACAAGGCACTCTCGGCCGAGGCGTTCACGAAGCACGGCTTGAACGCTCACGGGATTATCTTCGACGAGCTGCACGCGCAGCCCGACCGGGAACTGTGGGACGTGATGACCACGAGCACGGGAGCCCGGCGGCAGCCGTTGTGCGTGGCGATCACCACGGCGGGGTTCGACCGCAAGAGCATCTGCTGGGAAATCTGGCGTTACGCCCTGGCCGTGCGAGACGGGGCGATCAAAGACGAGACCTTCCTGCCTGCGATCTACGCCGCCGATCCCGAAGACGATTGGACCAAGGAAGAGACCTGGCGGAAGGCGAACCCGAACCTCGGCGTGAGCGTGAAGCTCGACGACCTGCGGGTGCGGTGCAAGCGTGCTCAGGATATGCCGAGCGAAGAGAACACCTTCCGGCGGCTGCACCTGAACCAGTGGACCGAGCAGGATACTCGCTGGCTGCGAATGGAGCACTGGGCACAGGGCAACAAGCCGTGCCCGGTCATGCTTGACGGCCGGGAGTGTTTCGCGGGCCTCGATCTCGCCAGCACGTTCGACACCACCTGCTTCTGCCTGCTGTTCCAGTTGGACGATGGCACGTTCTGGGTGGAGCCGCACTTCTGGATTCCCGAGGACAACATGCGGGAGCGCGTGAAGCGGGATCGCGTGCCCTATGACCAGTGGGCGAAGGAGGGGAAGCTGCACCTGACGCACGGGAACGTCACCGACTTCGACCAAGTGCGGGCCGACATCATGGCCCTGACCAAGAAATACAACGTCCGGCAGGTGGCGATTGACCGCTGGAACGCGACCCAGTTGGCGACGCAACTGCAAGGCGATGGCGTGAATGTCTTAGGTTTTGGGCAGGGCTACGGCTCGATGAGTTCGCCCGCCAAGCAGCTTGAGGCGCTGGTGGTGGGCGGCAAGTTGCACCACGGCGGGCATCCCGTCTTGGCGTGGCAGGCGTCGAACGTGGCGATTCAGCAGGACCACGCCGGAAACATCAAGCCCAGCAAGGCGAAATCCAACGAACGCATCGACGGCATCGTGGCGCTGACGATGGCCCTCGGCATTCACGCGACGGCCACGGCCCCGCCACCCGAACAATCCTGGGACATCATGAGCATATGAGCGAAAACGCCGCCGACTTCAGGATGTTCGACCTGCGTGGCATCGACTGGCCCGAGGTCTCGTCGAGCCGCACGCCTTCGGGCATCCGCGTCAACGCCGACAACAGCATGGCTTGCTCTGCCTACACGGCGTGTATCCGCGTGATCTCGGATGCTGTCTCCGCTTTGCCGCTCCACGTTTACGAACGGATGGCAAACGGTGGGAAGGCGAAGGCCACGGCCCACCCGGTGTATCGCCTGCTTCATCAGCAGCCCAACCCCTGGCAGACGGCGCAGGAGTTCAGGGATTGGATGACGGGCATGTACCTGCATTACGGTGCGAGCTACGCCGAGATCCGCCCTGGTGCTCGAGGTGCCGTCTCGGAACTGTGGCCGCTGCACTCGTCGCGGATGGAGTGCGAGCGGCTGTCTGACGGGACGCTGCGGTATCGGTATCGCGAGCCGAACGGGCGCGAGACGATCTACAGCCAAGAGCAGATTTTCGCCCTGCGGTTCACGACGGAAGACGGCATCAAGGCGATCCCCACCTACAAGATCTTTCAGAACGCCATCGGGCTGGCCCAGGCGTTGGAGGCCCACGGGTCCACCTACTTTGGCAACGGTGCCCGTCCGGGTGTGATCTTGGAAAGCAGCAACCCGATTCCCGTAGACGCTGCCGAGCGCCTACGTGAGAGTTGGGAGCGAATGCACAGGGGCAGCGACAGGGCTTTCCGAACGGCCGTCCTCCCTGCGGGCGTTTCCGCCAAAGAGCTCAGCGGCAGCAATGAGGCTGCCCAGTTCTTGGAGACGCGGCAGTACCAGGTCATCGAGATCTGCCGAGCGTTCCGCGTGCCGCCCCACATGATTCAGGATCTCACCAGGAGCAGTTTCAATAATATCGAGACCCAGAGTCTCGAATTCGTTCAGTATTGCTTGATGCCTCACCTGAAGCGGTGGGAGGCGGCCATCAGCCGCGACCTCATCGTTGACGATGAGACGTATTTCGCAGAGCACAGCGTTTCGGGAATGCTGCGAGGCGATCACGCTGGCCGGTCGGCCTACTACGTCTCGGCCTTACAGAATGGGTGGATGACGATCAACGAGATTCGGGAACTGGAGAACCTGAATCCCATCGGGCCGGAAGGTGATCGCCACTTCGTGCAGTTGAACATGACCACGCTCGACAAGGTTGGCCAGGAGCCACCGGCACCGGAGCCGATGCCAGCGCCGCCCGTCGAGGAAGAAGACAGCCCGGCCGACGACGCCGAGGATGAAGCCGAACAGGAGGATTCCACCGATGGAAATTGAACGCCGCGACTTCGCCTTCGAGGAAGAGAACGAGTTGATCGTCGAGAGCCGGGCCGATGGCCGGGCCGCGATCATCGGCTATGCCGCCGTCTACAACCGGCTTTCCCTCGACCTCGGCGGGTTCCGCGAGGAGATCCTGCCGGGCGCGTTCGACAAGATTCTGAACCGGCAGCGGGGCAAGGGCGACGTGGTGGCCCTGTTCAACCACGACAGCAACATCGTCCTGGGCCGCACGTCGAGCGGCACGCTTGAACTCTCCAGCGACACGAAGGGGCTGCGGTATGTGGTCACGCCGCCCGTGAGCCGGGCCGACGTGCTCGAACTGATCCAGCGGCGCGACGTGCAGGGCAGTTCGTTCGCCTTCACGGTGGACCCAAAGCAAGAGTCGTTCCGCACTGGCGAGGACGGTAAGGCAATTCGCCAAATTCGGGAGGTCTCTGGCCTTTACGATGTGGGCCCGGTGCTGGTGCCAGCGTACCCGCAGACCTCTGCTTCGGTTGCCCTGCGTTCCTATGAAGCCTGGCTGGCAACGCAGGAAACGCCTGCCGCCCCCGAGGTGGTTGCGGAGATTGCGAAGCGTTCCCTGGTCCGTGACGCCGCTGCGGCGTGGACTCTGAGGCTCCGCAATGTCTGAAGCACGCTGCACCTGCGGCGAGAAACTCCGTTGCCGTTCCAGCCGCCCCTGCGGTGACGAGCGGCAGCGGTATCTACGCTGCCCCCGGTGCGGGGCTCGGGCGGTGGCGTTTGTCAAAACAACAGTTTCTGAAGTGCGCTTCTGCAAGAGGTCGGCCCGCTAGTGGCACTGTGGACTCCACGGCAATACCGCCGCCAGGAGATTCACCACAGTGGACAACCTCAAGAAGCTTCAGGACGAGGCGGTTACCCTCGCCAACCGGATCGACGCAGTTCGCGCCATCGAAGGCGACGACGACAAGATTGCCGAGCGCGACCTCGAACTGGAAACGCTGAACAAGCGGGCCGGTGATCTCGCCAAGAAGATCGACTTCGAGAAGTCGGTCGTCGAGTCGGCCAAGAACCTGCGGTCGGTGGTGGATCGCTGCACCCCGGCCCCCGAGGTCCGTGCCGATGAGCCCAAGGTCCGCATCGAGGCCGTTCCCTTCTCGGGCCGCCTGCGTGCGTTCAACAGCGTCGAGGATGCCTACAAGACGGGCATGTGGCTGAAGGCCAAGGGCGGCGACGCCGAGGCCAAGCGGTGGTGCCAGGATCACGGCGTCGAGGCCCGTGCGATGGGTTCGACCTCGGCGAACAGCGGTTCGTCTGTGGTGCCCGACGTGCTCTCCTCGACGGTCATCCGGCTCGTTGACCAGTATTCGGCTTTCGCCCAGAACGCCACGAGCGTGACGATGCCGAGCGACGTGCTCCAGTTTCCTCGCAGGTCCGGCGGAACGACCGCGTACTGGATCGACGAGAACACGGCGATCACTGCCAGCGACCCGACCATGAATCAGGTCTCGCTGACGGCGAAGAAGGTGACGGGCGCGGTGGTTGTCGCGAGCGAACTGCTCCAGGACTCCATCGTGTCGATCGCCGACTTCATCGCCACGGAGCTCGGCCTGTCGCTCGCCAACGCCGTCGAGGCGGCTGCGTGGAGCGGTAACCCGGCGAATGCTCCCGCCGTGGCCGGTCTTGTGACCAGCCACACGGGCGGCCTGCTCGCCTCCTCGGGCGCTACCTACGCCGCGTCGCTCGTGACCGCTGCCGGTGACACCCCCGACGAGGTGACCAAGGCCAACCTGCTCGCGATGATGGCGGCCGTGCCGCAGCACTCGCGTCAGGGCGCCAAGTGGTTCTGCTCGCCGTTCTTCTTCGCGACCTGCATGCAGGCTCTCGACCTGAATCAGGGCGGTTCGGTTGGCCTGTCGCAGGGCATGGGTCTGACGTTCCTGGGCAGCCCGGTGGTCCTCACCGACCGGCTCCCGAGCGGTGCGGACTCGACTGGCGTGGTGATGGCGCTGTACGGCAACATGGCCAACAGCTCCTACTACGGCGTGCGGCAGTCCATCGAGATCGCCAGCAGCGATCAGGTGAACTTCCTCAGCGACCAGACCGTGATTCGGGCCGTCGCCCGCGTGGCGATCGCTCACCCGAACCTCGGTTCGTCCACCGTCGCCGGTCCGGTCATCGGCCTCGTCGGTGCGTGAGCCTGAC